TTAAACTTATTGTATTTAGAAATAACTGTCTGACATTCTTTGTGAACGCAGACTCTTCCACTACTATATGAAGTAGAGGGTTTGCTATTGGGGTATTTACTACCTTTGATATAATCACTCATACAATATATAGTATAGGAGATACAATGCCTGGTAAAGGATATAAGCCAAAAAAGGCTATGAAAAAAAATAAAGTACGAAGAAGGAAGTAATGGCTGAATGGCGAGGAATGAAAGTGAAGTTAGATTCACCTAGCCCTATTCGTAAGGGTGAGCCTGGCTATGGTCGTAAAAGTGATAAAGTCTTTGTAATGAAAAATGGGAAAGTCAAGAAAATTATGTTTGGCGACCCTAATATGAAGATTAGGAAAAACAATCCTAAAGCTCGTGCTTCGTTTCGTGCTAGACACAAATGCAGCACAGCTAAGGATAAGACAACTGCTAGATATTGGAGTTGCAGAGCTTGGTAAGGAGAGAGTATGGCTAAAGTAAGTTGGATGTATGGTGGCAAAAAATATAGTGGCACCTTAATCCCTAGTAGAGAAACAAAGACACATAGGTTTGCTAGAACAGAAAATGGAAAAATAAAAAAACTTCCTAAAAATAAAAAATAAATAATGCCTAGACCAGTATGTAAACTCAATGATGTTATTGGTGAGCAGTGTAGAAAGCAGAGTAGAAACAACTCTGTGTATTGTTCACAGAAATGTAAGAATAGATTTTTCTATTTAAAAAATAAAAAAAATAAACCTCCTGTTAGACCAAAAGAAACAGCAGCAGCTAGAGGGCAACACTATGAACAGTTTGTCAAAGAGTATGCTGTTGCATTAGAGAATAAAAAGTTTACACATCAACAAGTTGCTGACAAAATGGATATTGCTAGAAGTGTTGTGACAAAAATGTATACAGCTTATCAGCAAGATAAACAAGTAGTAGAAGCAAGAGAAGATTGGGAAGTATCATCAGAAACTATTAAATCCTTAGAAGACTTTAAAAATTTTAGAGATAGGTATTTCAAAACAGAAACAGGTGACCTATACGAAACAGCAGAGTTTCACGAAGGTTGGATTAATGACATTGTACATGCTATAGACACAGGTGGACAACAAATGATACTTAGCCCACCACGACATGGCAAGACTGACTTACTGACACATTTCGCTGTATGGCAGATATGTAAAAACCCTAACATCAGAATTATGTGGGTTGGTGGTAATGAGGACATAGCAAAGAACGCTGTAGGTTCTGTACTTGACCAGTTAGAGAATAACGAAACTTTAATAGAAGAGATATGTGGACCAGGTGTAAAGTTTCAACCTAAAGTACGAAGTGGTAAGTCTTGGAGTTCTGGACAGTTTACTGTAGGCACAAGAACAATTACAGGTATTAAGAGTCCGACTATGGTTGCTGTTGGCAAAGGTGGTAAGATTCTTTCTCGTGACTGTGACTTAATTATTGCTGATGATATTGAGGACCATGGCACTACAATACAACCAAGTGCTAGAGAGCAGACTAGGCAATGGTGGACTACAACATTATCTTCCAGGAAAGAGGAACATACTGCTGTAGTTGTTATTGGTTCTAGACAGCATCCAGAGGATTTATATAACTTTCTTTTAGAGAACCCACAGTTTGAAACACGAGTAGAAGAAGCACATAGTTTGGAGTGTGTACTACCAGAAACAGAGTTTGAATTACATAAAGACTGTATGTTGTGGGCAAGTAAACGAACTTACAAATGGTTGATGGGTCAGAAAGCAAACGCTGATACAACTGGAGGTAGAGCAATTTTTGAGATGGTATATCTTAACAAAGCATTTGTTGAAGGTATTACTATGTTTAACTCTGAAGATATAGACCAGTGTAGAGATGTTAATAGAGTTATTGGGCAGGTACCTGCAGGAACACATTTAATTGCAGGACTTGACCCAGCTTCTACAGGATTCCAGGCTTGTTTCTTATGGGCTGCAAATCCAGAATCAGGAATGATGTACTTAGTAGATATAGAAAACGAACAGGGTGGTGGTGTTATACAAGCTCGTAAGTCTATAAAAAAATGGCACGACAAGTATGGACTTGCACATTGGGTTATTGAAGAGAATGGTTTTCAAAGAGCTATTAGACAAGATACAGAGTTAAAAGATTACTGTGGTAGAAATGGTATTCACTTAGAAGGACATCAGACACAAAAGAATAAGTTTGACCCTATCTATGGTGTTGGAAGCATGCAACAGTTGTTTGAACAAAAATTAATAAATCTACCTTATGGTGATACAGAAAGCGAAACTAAGAGTAATATATATCGTAGGCAACTAATTTATTTTTCAAGTGCTGCTAGTAAGGCTAGTAAGGCTAGAAGTTATAAATCAGATGTCGTTATGGCTAGTTGGTTTCCTATGAAAGTTGTAAGAAGGCTTGGTAAAGAACGATTAGCTGAAGTAGGATTAGATTATGAACCTAGTTTTGGAGAATGGGATATTACAGATATGAACGAAAGCCCTTGGGGATAGAATGACACCTGAACAATTAACACATGCAATTACTAATTTGCATTTTGATAACCAGGCTTCTTACAGTACTAGAGGTCGTATTCGTGCAATTATGAATGGTGGACCTGATGGTATACAGGCGTTACTTGGTGATAACCTAAAAGGTTTCCAAGATTGGCAAGTACCTGTACCAAACCTTATGATGTCAGGACTAGAGCATTTATCACAAAAGATTGGTCGTATTCCTAACTTAAAAGTAGATGTACCTAATGGTAAAGATAGCGATAGAGCAAGACAGAAAGCTGAAAAGATTGGCAGAATTGTTAATGCGTATGATGAGGTACAAAAACTAGATTTACAAATGCCACAAGTTGGTAGATGGCTACCAGGTTATGGTTTCTCTGTATGGGTAATTAGAGAAAAGAAAGATGCTAATGGTACACCATACCCTTGTGCAGAACTTCGTGACCCATACAACTGTTACCCTGGTTACTTTGGTGCAGACCAACAACCTAAAGATATGGCTATTGTTAGAAGAGTTCCTAAAGAAGCATTAGCTAGAACTTATCCACAATTTGCAGAAAAGATTATGTCTAAAGATGCGTACAACACAGACTTTAAAGGTGTAGGTAGTGCGTATGCTTCTGCATATACAGATTCGTATAATGGTTCTTGGGCTAACAGTAACAACGAAGGTGACTTAATTGCAGAGTATTACAACCTAGAAGGTACATACATTTTCCACATGACCTCTGCAACTATTCTTGACTTCATACCAAATCCACTTGATAGTGGACCTGCATTTGTTATAGCTAAGAAATTTAGCTTTGATAGATTGCAAGGACAGTATGACCAAATCATAGGACTTATGGCTTCTATGGCAAAAATTAATGTGATGTCAATAATAGCAATGGAAGATGCAGTGTTTACAGAAACTAACATTTCTGGAGAGATAGAATCTGGACAATATAGAAAAGGTAGATTTGCAGTAAACTATCTAGCTCCAGGAACACAAGTTTCTAAACCAGCATCTAATGTTCCTTATCAAATTTTTCAACAGATAGATAGAATAGAACGACAACTTCGTGTTGGTGGTTCATATCCTACAACTGATGATTCACAGTCACCACTAGCATTTGCTACTGGTAGAGGACTTGAAGAGTTAGGTGCATCTATGTCACTTATGATTAGAGAGTATCACACAGTTATGTCTGATGCTATAGAGATGATTGACACTAAACGATTAGAGTGGGATGCAAAAATGTATGGTGGTAACTCTAAATCACTATCTGGTTATATGGATAATACTTTCTATTCAGAAACATACGACCCGGGTAAAGACATAACATCTTACAAGACACGAAGAGTCTATGGAGCTATGGCTGGTTATGATGAACCACAAAAGATAGTGACAGGATTACAGTTACTACAAGCTGGTATTATTGACAAACAAACCCTACAAGAAAACCTTGATGGTTTAGATAACCTTGTTAGAGTTAACGATAGAATTACAAAAGAAAAAGCAGATAACATACTGTTTGATACTTTGTTAGCACAAGCTCAACAGGGTGACCCTAAAGCAACTATGGCTGTTGTGCAGATAAGAAAGAATCCAGATGATATGCAAAATAT